GCGTCCACTCTGGACACCGATCGGTGTGATGTCGAGATGAGCGGATGCGCCCGGAGGCTGGCCGGTGTGGACGTGGTATTGTCGAACGATGCCGCCCGGTTTTGTACCAACGGCAGAAGGCGCATGTACTCCTCGACGATCGTCGGAACGGCCCATGTGATCGAGTTGGATCGCGGCGCCGGCGTCGTGCCCGACTTGTAGAACTGCCGATACAGCGCTAGCTCCTCGTCCTGCTCGTAGGAAATCTCAGTCCCCGTCCAGGATGCCGCGATGGCGTTTTGGAAGCCCATGGCGATCGGCGCGACCCTTGTGTCGGCGTGCAGTGGGAGATGCGCCCCGGGGCGATCCTGTGGCAGAGCGGTGGCCATGTGGTTGGTCGACGGTCCCTGATACCAGTTGTCGTATGTCCTGGTCACTTGCTCGCAGTACACGGCATCGTCATCGGCTTCCGGCATAGCGGCAGCGAATACTGCGAACGACTCACGTCTTGTACCGACCTGGAAGTCGCTAATCTCCACGGCCCCGCCATAGTCATCGTATAGGCGGAAGTTGCTGGTCACGGTCCTGATTGTCGTCTCGGTCCATTGGGATAGCTGGACGCCATTCTGGACAGTAACAACCGGCAAGGTCGACGAGAGGTTGTCACTGATCATCTTGCTGAACGGCACGTCGCCAGGCTTGTAGGCGACATCCCACTTCACGGATACGGGATGCGCTCGCTTTACGATGGTGTCCCATTCGGGCCACAACGCATCACCAGCGGCCGGCGCGGCGTTGATCGTGTTTCCGGTCTTGCTCTCCGACCACGCCACCCTGTACGGTGCCATCGTGGAACGGAATGTCGCGTTGATCTCGCTCGGCAGGCGGTACTCGCGATCCGAGAAGATGCAGTCCTCCGGCACGGCGAAGGTGACCGCCCTGGTCTGCACATGCGGCGGGAGGGAGGACCAAAATGGAATCGTATCGGTCCCGTCCCATCCGTACTCCATGCCGAGAAAGCCGCCCGCCGGGTTGGTCATCGTCTCGCTTGCGAAGTTGAACGAGGTCGATGCCACGAACTCTCCGTCACCGCACGAGACCAGCACGTCAAATTGGTTGATCGACGTTTCGACGTGGATCACGGACAGCCGCTTCCCCGGCCACGGGCTCGGGAACGAGACCAGGCGGTAGTCGACGCCGGCCGGCTCCACGATGGCCAGGTGCTTGTGCTCGTGGTACTCCACCCGGACGCCGGTGGCCTCGTCCGTCGCCGACGGCGTGCCGAACGAGCGGCCGCCAAAGGTGGCGACCACCCGGTGCGCCGCGTCGATCTCGTCCTGGCCGATAGCAGACCCGTCGCGGCTGACGATTCGCAACCCCTGCATGGCTACACCCGCCGCCGGTCGCTGGGTGCGACGAGCAGTTCCAGCGCGTCGATCTCGGCGTCGGCACCCGCCGTGTTGCTCAGCTCGAGCTGCCAATAGACGCCGGCCAGGCCCTTGCCGATCTGCACCTTGGCCGGCGCCATCGTGGCCGTAGCCCGCGAGAACGTGTAGCGGTACTCCTGCCCCTCGACCCGGCACGTCAGCACAAGCGGCTGATCGCTCTGCGCGCCAACGTAGGCGGCCGGCACGCGCTTGACCCTGGACGACCCGAGGTTGGACGTGCCGAGTGTGATCGTCATGTCGATCGGCGCCGAGTCGTCCGCGTCGCCGCCCAGGCGGCAGATCCCCGCCTCGTTGGCGCCGTAGTATTCGCCGTCGATCAGGGCGAAGGAGTTGAAGCGGAACCCCTCGTAGAAGCTCCCTGCGCCCGTGTTGAGGTTGTAGGCCCAGCCGTCCGTGAAATCGGCAACGAACTGCAGCCCGGTGAGCACCGAGCACAGCGAGGCGGCAGCCACCGAGTACACCGCGGCGACCGGCGCTGAGCTGGACAGCGCCGAGTTGCTGTCGACGGCGGCATCGAGGAGACGGTAGGCCGACGCCGCATGAACGGCGAGCACGGAACTGTCGGCCAGAACGACCAGAGTGACCGGTGACGACGCGCTGGACGAAGCCAGAACGGCGGAATCAGCGAACGCCAGGCGCAGCGGCTCGCCGATCAGCCCGGTGACGACCGAGACGCCGCTGTCCACAGACACGGCGGCGATACCGATCGCCGAAGCGCTACCAGCGATGGCTGACAGGGCAACGATCGAGGCGCCGCCTGCGCCGGTGATGGCACTGGCGCTTCCTGCGATGTCGCCCAACGTCGCAACGGAGGAATTGCCGGACGAAGCCGATGCCGATCCAGCGATGCTGCCAAGAGTGACCGCGCTCGTGCCTTCCGCGACGGTCGCGGCCGTGATCTCGATGTTGAACAGCGACCAGTAGGCGTAGCCAGAGCTCTCGGAGATCGCACCAGAACTGCTGCCGCTTGTACCAAGCGTCTTGATCCCGACATCCAGTGAGTTCGTGACGCTGTACGCGGTCGCCTCGGAGTAGGCGACGATGCGTGACCACCCCGAAGGTATCGGCATGTGCACTTCGCCTGCGCCCGTGAAGACGGACCACAGGTAAGCCGACACCGACGCATCGCCAGTGGATGTGAAAGCAGCAACGCTTTCCCCAGGGGATGTTGACGTGTTCTTCTGCGCGTTTCCGACTCCATCGGCCCCGGAAAACTGGCAAATCACACCCAGCGTGCTGCTGCTTGCGTGCGACAGCACTGGCGCCGACTCTGATCCATCGGCCAGCCGATACGCGACAGAGGTATTGCCGAACGATCCTGCTGTCGTTTGGCTATCAACGACCGTCCAACCGGCCGGCCACGTGATCGCGCCGGTGCTTCCGCGTGTCGTGACGAACCCGACCAACAAATTTCCGACGACGATGCTTGCCGGCAGGGCGAGCGTTGTGCTCGTGCCGCTGTACGTCGTCGACTCGGCGCCGTTGTTGACGTGAGCGATTGCCATTTGGATCGCCTATCAGGCGTTCGGCATCGTGCGCTGGAACGCTGTGATGGCCGTCGCGATTCCGTTCGTCAGCGCCGTGCTCGTCATGTTCATGTCGGCCCCGGACGTGCCGATCGCCCCGTCCTCGCGGAAGTACGTGGCGGAAGAATCCAGAGCGCCGGCGTCTGCCACGCTGCCGTAGAGGCGGTAGTAGCCGGCCGTCCCGGACGACGCATTAGTCCCGGACCACGTTTGCGAAGCCAGTTTCGACACCGCACCGCTCGACGGCTCGCCGAACTTCAGGCCGTTGGCCGCGTTCACGCCGCCGGCCATGTTGCTGTCGGTCTTGGTGAGCGTCGTCGTGGTCGACGCCACGACGAACCCGTTCGGGCTCGCCCCGGTCCCGGGAAGCGCCTTGATCGTGACCACCGCGCCGCTGCTCGTGGCCGTGTACTCGACGTTCGACCTGTTCCGGTTGATCTGCAGGGCGATGTCGGCCGCGGTCTGGGTCAGCGACGTGTTGTACGGCACCGCTCCGCCGAGGATGTCGACGCTGTTGACGGTGAGCGTGTTGAGCGACCCGGACGCGCCGCCGGTGAGCGTGACGCTGCCGGTGGCGAGGACTTCCGCCGTTCGCGCGGCGCTGTTGTCGGTGATGGTGCACAGCAGGGTTCCGGTCACCGCCGCGTCGGCGCTCGCCGGCTGCGAGCCGCTGTAGATCTCCATCCGCCCGTTCTGGAACAGGTCCTTGTACGAACCGCCCGCGGCGAGGAAATTCCTGGCTGCGGTCGAAAGCTTGATGGTCATGGCGCGCCTCTCAGGAGCTGGTCATCGTGACGGAGCTGGTCACCTGCAGCAGGTCGTCGTCGAAGACCGACTTGGACGACGCGAAGCGCACCGCCGACACGATGGTCCCGGTCGTGCCGCCCTTCGTCAGCAGGGAGGTCATGACGATGCCGTAGACGGTCTTCGTCGCGTTCATCGTGAAGACCGCCTTGCTCGCCGCGTTCGTGACGATCCCGCCGGCTGCCGCGGCCGGCACCCACAACACCCTGTTCGCCTCGTCGTAAGCCGTGCACTCGGTGGCCGCAGACGGGAACGTCGCCGCAGTCAGGCCGGCCACCGGCGTGTAGTTGCCTTCGAACAGCGCCACGTACCAGTTCGGCGTCGGCGAGCCGGCCCGCAGCGCCACGTGCAGGATGTGGTTCAGCCCCTCGGTCGGCACCAGGTTGTGGGCGCTCTCGACATCGATCAACTGGCCGTTGCGGATGTGCTCGATCGTGTGCTCGAAGCCGACGCGCAGGATGGCGCCGCATCGCTCGTGATTCATGGTGTGCCCCTTCTGATGATCTCGGCTTCCGCGTAGGAGCCGCATTGCAGGCTCGACGCCTGCGCGTTGTTGCCGACGACGACGAACTGACGCAGGCTGTCCTTCTCACGGACCAGCGCCGCCGCGCCACTCATGGCGCCCGGGGCGATGCGTTTCTCGGCGACGATCGACGCCTGGCCGCCGTCCCGTCCCACGATGGCCCCTCGCTCGGAGAACCAGATCGGGTCACCCGTGCTCGGAATGCTCGCCCGAGACCGCGCCACAGCTCCGAAGCCGAACACCGTCCGCATGCTGGCTTCCGGCGTGCCGGGGGCGCCGATCCAGTAGGTCTGATCGGCGCAGACATAGATCCCGCTCGTTGCCGCCGCAATCAGCGACACGTCGGCCGGGAACTGGTAGAACTGCCTGCGCCGGTCGACGTGGTCGAAGTCCAGCGCCTCGGTGCCGAAGACCGAGTTGCCGCTCGCGATCCAGATCCGCCCCAGGCAGTAGTCCATGTCGGACCCGTAGGGCGGCGGCGACAGATGCCTCGTGCGCAGTTCCGCGCCGAACGATCCGCGCGTCGACAGGGTTGCCGCAGCCGCCACCTCGGCCACCCGGAAGAACGCTTCGCCGTTCGCCGTCGTCAGGTAGATTCGCTTGGCGACGACGGCTGGATCCGATGGCACGGGCAGGCCGTAGAACCCGATGTCCGCCGGCGACGCGAGCGTGATGCTCGACGACAATGATGCGCCCGACTCCCGGCCGTCGGCCAGAACGTAGGTGATGAGGGCGTGATAGGTGCCCGCATCGAGCGCCCCCGGTCCCTGCACCATCAACGGAGGCGACACCGGTACATCGACGCCCCACGGCGCGAGCGTCAGGCCGTCATCGATCCGCCCGCGGCTGGCCGCCGAGTTGAAGTAGACGCGCCCGTTGACCTCGAGGTAGCAGAGCGGGCCGGAGTTCGGCGCCAGCGTAGCGATCGCCTGCTTCGTGCCGCCTGCGAACAGGCGCCAAAGCGTCTGCCCGGACACGAAGAAGGCGGCGCCAGAGGCGCTCGCCCACAGGCTGTGCGCGCCCGGCTCGGCAAGGAACGGCGAGAACCCCTTGCGCCGGCGAATCTTGCCCGAGTCGAGCACGTCGGCATTGACCGCCCGGCGCAGCGTCTTGGCGTCGAGCTCGTGGTCGGCGTGGATGTTGTCCATCCCCGACGGCCAGCCGTCGTATTTGACCTGATTCATGATCGCGAAACACGTGCAATGGCGAACAGCAGTCCTGACGGATCAAGCTCAAACACTGGCTTTTGCGCCCGAAAAGTCCACCAGACGTTCTTTCCCGGGTCGGCGGCCGATGGGCGGATTGCAGTAGCTACGATTTCGTCGCCTTGGTACGCCAAAGCGTAGAATCCAGGGGCAGATGAAAGCCCGGTCTGCCCGGTGTACGGAAAGCTGGTCGGCTCTTCCCAAATGAGCCCACCCTCGACGGCGTTGCTGGCCATGATGAAGCCCTTGCCAGAAGCCGTCTGCTGCTTGAAGCATGTGAATACGAAACCTGTCGCCGGGTCGAGTTCGCCGTAAGTCGCGAAGCAATTCAGTTGCCACGGAACACCACCTTGCGCCCCCAGTGCAAACTCCTCCACTTCGAGAGTAGAGCGGCGCATGCGGTAAATCCCAGCGAACGGATCGTCTGACCCCATGAGGAGTCCTTCGCGGGTCGGCACGCAGGTGGTTGGCTGCACACGACGAATCGTGTTGTTTCCCTGGATCACATCGATCCGCGGCACCTTTGTCCACGATCCCCCATCGTTGTCCGAGTATTCGATGTCCTTCGGATACGGCGGTGTGTTCGAATGGTGGTTCAGGTAGATCCGGTTGTTGTTGTAGGGATCGAAACAGGCGAAGTGGAAGTGCTGGTCGTTCTCGCCCGTGTCGATCAGATTGCGGACGATTGACCAATTGTTGCCGAAGTCGGCAGAGAACCAGGCCGCGTAGCTATTCGCGTAGTTGGTCGAATAATGGACGGCGATCGCCTTGCCGGCAGGAGTCACGTCGACCCCCCACGACAAGAATGCCGCCGAGGTCGGAGAAATCAGCTTCTGCGACTTCGCGATAGTGCCGGTTCCCCATCCTGATGTTTTCCAGATAGATTGGGATGCGGCAATCAGTACCTCGCCGTCGCCTGCAGGCAGCAGCAGCGTGCCTTTTTCGGTAAACCATGCCGTCGAGCCCACCTGCTGCCACGAGCGGGCAGCGTCGGAGCTGCGCCACAGCTTCGCGTCATCCGAGACACCATAGACGTAACCATCTCCGAGACGCGCGCTGATCGGCCTGGGTTGCATGTCGGCCAGCTCAGCCCATGACGGTGATAACGTCGAGAAGGTCACGGGAACACGACGACGTGCGCGCTGTATACCAACAGAAAGTCGGCAGCGGCGCTCACGGAGCCGATGAACTCCAGCAACGACGCGACGGACGTGTCGACGGTCCCGAGATAAACCCCTGATCCCGTCGTCGCGGTTCCGTCGATTGTTGCGTAGCCCACCTGTTTGTTCGTCGCCCCGACGTTCGCAAAGCTGTTTTGCGACCGAACGAAGGGGGATGCTGTCGAAGCCGGCGGTTTCATGATCAACGACCCGCCGTGATTCCACTGCACCTGCTTCGATGCGGCTGTCGTCCCTCCGGAACGGAACACGTCGGCTATTACCTGTCCTGAAGCCGTCAGCGGCGGGATAGAGATGCTGCCAATGACGGCATTTCCGGTAAACGCCGCTCCCGAGTTTACAGATTCGGACGACACCGTTTGCGATACCGGATTGATAAAAGTCAGAGAGTTGACGGTCGGTCGCTGCAGGTTTGCATACCAGCCAGCCGGGATGCTTGGACTACCGGGGAAGTAGAAATCTGCCCCAGCGACGGCAGAACTGAGGCCGTGCGCGGTTGCCGTCACCGTAACGGTGTTTCCGGTCTGGTCGGCCGTCGCCCCAGCGACCAATGCCGCGATAACGCGCGGGAACGTCACCTCATACTGCAGCACACTGCCAATTCCAATGGCCCGCATTTCGTCAGCAAGGTTCTCCCGCCACGTCATCCCCCTGCGCCTCGGAATGGTCCCTCGTGGGAGACTTGCCACGGCCGATTCGTACGCGAGCGGGTCGATCTCACGGACAAACGCCTCGTGGTCCCGCGGATCAAATGGTTGGTCTTTCATATCCACGCCTTCACTCTGTGCGGCCTGTTGGCGTTGTTGTTGCGCCGATGGTCCGCGTCCGGCCGCCGGCCGAAGTAGTTTTCGAAGTCGGCAAGCCCCTGCTCGGCCCGCTTCTTGTCGCCGAAATCCGAGTCTGGAACCATGTAGGCCCGATACCGAACCCAGCCATCGAGCCGACGATGATGCGCGGCGGAAATCTCCGGCTCGTCGGAGTCGTCCGCCATCGGATTGACCGGTACGCGATAGCACTCGAGCTTCAGCTCCCCGGACGCCGCCACGATCCGGTTGAGCGTGATCGACGAATCGTCATGGATGAAAGCAGTCGGCCGCTCGATGATGTCTCGCCAGTCGCTATTCAGACGATCCTGCTCGTACCGATCAGTTGGCGTAAGCCAGTACGTTCGCCCGCCCTCGACGATCCTCGCGGTGCGAACCTCGACGATCCGCGCCGGCAACGCGATCTCGAAATCGCCGGGGATGAGCGACCGGGGAAGCGTCTCGCGCAGCAGGCTCTTGCGAATCGCCGCCTCTTCAACGGCCTCGTTGAACCAGCGAGTCAGATCGAGATTCGACCAGTTCGGTGGGACGCCCGTGTCGCGCTCATCGACGCGAAACGCGCTGATGAGTTCTGCCAGAGTCATCCCGCAATCCCGAACTGATCAACCAGGCGAACGGCCTGCTCGCGGAGCGCCGAGACGCCGAGACGCCCGTCGACAGGCGCCCGATAGTTGGTCACGATGAATTCCCGCAGGCCGTCGCGATCCATTTGGGCGATCGAGTCGCGAACCGACTGCTCCGGCGAATCGTCCCGCTCCGGGGTGCCGGCGACCCGGCCGACCAGATCCGGCTCCTCCAAGTCGGGCGCCGCAGGCTCCAGGTTGGCCCTGACGTACTGGTCGCGGTGAACCAGCATCTTCGCCGCCACTTCCGTGACGACTGCCTTGACCTGTCCGCGCACCCACAACCCGGTGCCGTAGAGCGCATCCAGGTACTCGTCGGTCTTGCCGACGTACTGTACCGACGTCGCAGCCACTTTCGACGCGCCGACGACATTGATTGCTTCTGACATGTGTACTCCTGGCAGTCACATGGCCGATCCCACCGGCCATGTGATCGGTTGCACAGCCGTTACGGCGTGCCGACGACCTGGCCGGTCACGATGACGTCGAGGATGCCGACCGCCGAATGGTTGGCTCCGGCATTCGTCAGGATCAGGTACGCATCCTTGGGCAGCACAACCGGTGCCACCGTCGCACTGTTGACCAGGCGGGCGGCGGACGACAGCGCCGTGCCGGCGGCGAAGAAGAACGCGTCGTTCTGCGGTACGGCCGCCGAATCGACACCGTCGACGTACTGGAAGCCGATCTTGCAGGTGGTGGAGGCGGCGAATGCGTCCGAGATGATCGCCTCGGCATTCTGGAGCTCCGTTCCGCCAGGGATGATGCCGAGGCGAACGATGTCGTTGATGAGGACCGCCGTCGCCTGGTCCGAATCGACGATGACCCCGCTCGCATTGGTGGTCATGTTGTAGCGCGCGCGCCAGACGTTGCCGTAGGGCGTACCGCCCTGCCGGCGCTGTTGCCGGAGATACTTCTTGGTGATCGTTGCCATGTGTTGCTCCTTCGTGGCGCGCGGCCAGCTTTCGGGCCACGCGCTTGCTGTGGATCAAGTAGCCCGGGTTACGGGACCAGCCGGACGGCCGTGTCGATGGCCATGACGCCGTGGTCGGTGTATTCCATGCCCGACCCGAAATCCATCAGGTAGCGGATCTTCGACTTGCCACCGACGCCACCGATGAGGACTTCCGACTTGTCGTCATGGTCCAGTTCCTTCTCCGACCAGAAGTACGAGTCCCCGCTCTTGCGCGACCGGCCGAAAGCCTCGCCCAGCGCCTGTCCGCCGAGCAGGATGGCGCGGTCAACGGCGAAGGTCGTGCCGAACGCGGCCGGAACGAGATCGGTCGCCGTTTCGGTGGTGCTCGAAGTCGACGCGCACCAGCGCAGGCTGTCGCCGGCGAAGAAGCGGATCGGCTTGGGCATCTTGACGATCAGGATCCCGTTCCACAGACCCGCCTCACCGAGGAAGATGGGATGGTTCTTGGCCAGTCCGGCGCGCGCCATCGCGTTGGCCTGGAAGGTGCGGAAGTTGGTGCTCTGGACGATCGAGGTGTACTGCTCGGACGACACGAGCAGCACGCGCAGCGGCGCATCGTCGGCAGCCTGATCGCCTTCGAACCGGACCCCCTGCGGCGGCAGCGGCATGCTGTCGAGCTTGGTGCGCAGCGCATCGATCACGTCGGCCGTCATGGTGTCGGTCGAGGCGATCGTGATCTCGTTGCCGGCCGCAACGACCTTCTTCAGCGACCCGGACGACGCCAGATAGTGCCGGTTGCGCGTCGGCGCCCGAACCGGGTTGATCATGATGCTGGCGAAATCGGGATCCGATGTCAGCGGTACCGCCCACTCGATGTTGTAGTCCGAGCCGCGCGCGCCGGCCAGATGAACCAGCGCCGACTGATCCTCGTAGCGCTTCATGAAATTGAGCGCCTGCGCACGGCCGAGGCGCCGCAACTGGTGCGGCGAGCGCTGCTGCGACATCGTGTCGCCGGTGTTGATCGGCTTGCGGTACTGATTGATCCGCAGCGAGTCGAACGCGAAGTCCATCGCGTCGCCGTAACCCTCGGCATACGCGGAGCCCATGATCGGCTTGCCGCCGATCGGCTGCACGAGGTCGAACTTGATCTCATCGCCCGGGCCTCGGGAGAGATCCTTGCAGCGAACGATCGGGTATTCGTTCGACGTGTGGAAGCGCAGCTTGTCCTCCGAATCCGACTGCGTCGGCATCTTGCCGGCGAGACGATTGAGAATGGTCAGGCGCTGCATGCACGCCGAAAAAAGCGCGACCGACTGCAGACTGATCGCCTGCGGCGCGCCGTAGGGGATGTAGGTGTTTGACATGTATTGCTCCAGCTAAAGGGATTCGCGCGCCATCGCGGCGGGCATGGGAATGGTTCGTTACACGAGTCGTGCCACGGCGGCCTCGATCTGGTCCGGCGTCATGCTGGCGAACTTGGCGGAGAGCTGGGCCGGGGTCATGTTGAGCATCGCCTCCGCCTCGTCGTGATGCGGGACGGACGCAGACGGGATCGCCGACATGCTGTTCGGAGCGGGAGCCCTGGCCTTGGCGATCGCCGCAGCAGCCTTGGCCTCGATGTCTCCGGTCCGGCTGGCACCGGGTGTCGGCGGTGGCGGACTGACGTACATCTGCACCACCTTGCCTACCGCCCTGGACAGCGCCTCCGCCGGCGCCGCGCCGTTGTTGGCGTACAGGGCGCTCAGCGCCTGCACTTGAGCGATGGCCTCGTGGTTCGCCTCCGGGCCAGTGTGATCCAGGAACGGATAGTCGGCGATCGCCCTGGCCGCAGCAGCCTCAACCGCCTGTTCGGCGGCGCGCTGCCTGGCCTCGGCGTCACGACGTTCGATCCTTTGGTACGCCGCATCCTCGGCCCTGCGCATCAGTTCGGCGTCGATCTTCTCCTGAATCTCGGCCTCGCGGGCCTCGTCTTCCGTGAGAGCAGCTTCGCGCAGCTCGCGGCGCAGTTCCTTCAGGTCGACCATCGGAGTCGTCGCCTGCTCCGGCGGTTTCTCGGTCTGCTGCTGCGCAAGCGCCTCTTCGGCCCTCGCCTGCCAGTACCGAGCCTGCTCGCGAGCGTTCTGAAGCTCCTCGAACGGGATGATGTGCTTTCCGTCCCTGGCCAGCACCACCGGGGTTTCCGGCGGATTGCCATTGGTTTGCGCAAGCTCGGCCGCCTGCTGCTCCGGGTTCGTCTCTGCTGCCGCAGCGTCGGGCGGAACGCTGGAAATTTCGCCCTCGATTGATCGGCCTTCCGCCAAGGCGGCCTGATCTTCGGCACTCAGTTGCCCGAACTCTTCCGGATGCTCCAGGAAATAGTCGAAGTCCTTGCTCATTGATACGCTCCATCTACGGGAGTCGCCCGCCATCACGGCGGGCTATCCGGTCACATGTCGCCGTGAAGCGGGATGTGAGCGGTGGTTGCCACAATGGCCTGGCCCCGAGAGGCCAGACCTCCATCTGCTGCGGATTGCGCGCCATCACGGCGGGCTTTCTGCCGGCTGAACTCCGGCTGCGCTATGTATAGCGCGCGCC